TCGTCAAGGTAAAACTCGTAAGGGTTCATATGCAGCATACATTGATGTTGCACACCCAGACTTAATTGAATTTCTAAACATGCGTGTACCAACTGGTGACGTTAATCGTAAAAACCTTAATCTACACCATGCTATCAACATCACAGATGATTTTATGCGTGCTGTTGAAAGAGGAGAGATTTGGGACTTGAAAGACCCACATGACAATAGTGTTCGTGAATCTATTCCTGCTCGTACTCTTTGGCAACAAATTTTAGAGACACGGTATCGTACAGGTGAACCATATCTAAATTTCATTGATACTGCGAATAGAGCATTACCACATACAATGAAAGCAAAAGGACTAAAGATACACGGTTCTAATTTGTGTAATGAAATTCACCTACCAACTTCAGAAGATAGAACAGCTGTTTGTTGTTTGTCATCTGTTAACTTAGAGAAGTTTGACGAATGGAAAGACTCCACATTAATTAAAGATTTGACTCGTTTCTTAGATAACGTATTACAATTCTTTATTGATAATGCTGGTGATGAGATTTCTCGTGCTAGATATTCTGCAACTCAAGAACGTAGTCTTGGACTAGGTGCAATGGGTTGGCATTCACTTTTACACAGTAAGAGAATTGCTTTTGATTCACATGAAGCAAGAGAACTGAATTGGGATGTTTTCAGAACAATTAAAGAACAGGCACATCAAGAATCAATTCAACTTGGACTTGAACGTGGAGAAGCACCAGACATGCGTGGAACAGGTAGACGTAATGCACATCTACTTGCAATTGCTCCTAACGCAAACAGTTCTATTATCTGTGGTACTTCACCATCTATTGAACCTATGAAGGCGAATGCATACACACATCGTACTCGTGCTGGTTCACACTTGGTGAAAAACAAGTATCTAGAGCAAGAACTGAAGAAAGCAAAGAAGAATACAGACAAAGTATGGTCTGATATTATTACTAGGGGTGGTTCTATACAACATTTGGATTTCTTATCAGATAAAATTAAAGAGGTATTTAAAACTGCAATCGAACTTGACCAATTAGTTCTAGTCGAACAGGCTGCAGATAGACAAGAGTTCTTATGTCAAGGGCAATCACTAAACCTATTTTTCCCTGCTGGTGCAGATAAGAAAGAATTGCACAGAAGTCATTTCGCTGCATGGAAGTTAGGAACTAAAGGTCTGTACTATCTAAGAACTGAAACTTCACAACGTGCAGAGAATGTCTCAGAGAAAATTGCTCGTGACCAATTGAAAGATTACGAAACACAAACTATGGATGCAGAGTCACAAGACGAATGCGTTGCATGTCAAGGTTAAACTAATAATAGGAGAAGTAGTTAAATGAAAGTAGAAATTTATAGTAAATCACATTGTCCATTTTGCGACAAAGCAAGACATTGGTTTGATTCACATGGGTATGAGTATACAGAACATAAGATGGATAATGAGGAAGAGCGCCTTGCATTCTATCAGCGTGTTCCTAATGCACGTTCAGTTCCACAAATCTTTATTGATGATAAACTGATTGGTACATATGATGACTTTATGAAAGTCGCAGAGAAGTTTGTAAAAAAGAAAGGTGGTGGGTTGATGGAGTTTTCAGAAACTTACAAACCATTCCACTATCCTTGGGCAGTAGAGATTACAACAAGACACGAGAAGGTTCACTGGATTGAAGATGAACTTGATTTGTCTGAAGATGTTTCAGATTGGAAGTCTGGTAAAACCTCACTAGTAGAACGAGAATACATAACAAACATTCTAAGACTGTTTACACAGTCTGATGTAGCAGTAGGACAGAACTATTTTGACCAATTCATACCTAAATTTAAAAACAACGAAGTACGCAATATGCTCGGTTCGTTTGCGACTAGAGAAGGTATTCATCAACGTGCATATGCACTTCTTAATGAGACACTTGGGTTATCTGATGCCGAGTATCATGCCTTTCTAGAATATCAAGAGATGACAGATAAGATTGAGTTTATGATGGACAGTGACCCGAATACTGTTCGTGGACTTGGATTGTCACTTGCAAAGGCAGTGATGAATGAAGGTGTCGCTCTATTTGCATCGTTCGTAATGTTGTTGAATTTTCAGCGTTATGGTAAGATGAAGGGTATGGGCAAAGTTGTTGAGTGGAGTATTCGTGATGAATCAATTCATGTTGAAGGTGTGTCAAAACTCTTTAAAGCATATTGTGCAGAACATCCTCGTATTGTTGATGATGAATTCAAAGGTCACATATATGAAATGGCAAGACAGGCAGTTAAGTTAGAAGATAAATTTATTGACTTGGCATACCAACTTGGTGACATTGAAGGTTTAGCAGCCGCAGATGTAAAGACATATATAAGGTATATCACTGATAGAAGATTACTTCAATTGGGGATGAAACCTAACTTTAAAGTAAAGGACAATCCATTGCCGTGGTTAGAATGGGTACTTAACGGTGCAGACCATACTAACTTCTTTGAAAATCGAGTAACTGAATATGAGGTTGCTGGATTAACAGGTAAGTGGGATGATGTCTACGAAACGCAAGTTGCCTAATGATAAAAATAATTACATGCGAAGGCTGTGATGCAGTCTTTAAAATACAACACGATATGGAAGAACGGTTCTATCCAATTGCTCATTGCCCCTTTTGTGGCGATAGTCTAAATATAGATAACGAAGATGATCTAGAAGATTTTGACGAAGATGAGTAACTATGTGGACATTCCAAGGTGAACAAGTAAACGAACTCCCACTTGATTGTGAGGGGTTCGTTTATCTTATCACAAACTTAACTAACAATAAAAAATACATTGGTAAGAAACTCGCAAGGTTTAAAGTTACCAAGCCACCACTCAAAGGTAGGAAGAACAAAAGACGTTCTACTAAAGAGAGTGATTGGAGAACCTATTGGGGTTCTTCAGATTATCTAAATGCAGATGTTTTAGAATTGGGTGAGGAGAATTTCACACGAGAAATTCTACACTATTGTGATAGTAGAGGTGCATTAAGTTACCTAGAAGCAAAGGAACAGTTTGACAGGGAAGTCTTACTTACCGATGAATACTATAATGGTATTATTAATGTCAGAGTAGGTTCATCAAAAATTCTAAAAGAGGCACTGTTTCCTCAGACGCATAACGACTATTCCAAATAAACACTAATAAAAGTGGCATAGCTACTGCCCTAGTTGTATAAATATGTGCGAATAGACCCCCCCACGGAAGAAGTTCAAAATTTTGTTCTCGTAGTATAGAGGGCAAGTGCTTTTGTGAGCGTGGTTTGTTCGTAACTTAAACAATATAACAGGAGAAGAAGATGGCTAATTTTCAATGGTTTGCAAAGATGTTTCCAAACAAACCGCCTAAAAACGACATCGTTCGCTGGATTCGTACTGAATACAGTAATGAAGTTAAACATCTCCAAGACGAAGATGTTATGTCGTTTTATAATAACGTAATGCTTATGAAGCAAAGGAGAACAGAAAAATGTCTATAGGATTGGTGTTGAAACACACTTATCAAGAAACTTGTCACATATGTGATAAGGTTGCACACATAGTAAGTAAGGTATGGGATAGCATTGTCCATCATGCTGAGATAGTAGGAACTGCAAGAGCAGCTGCTGAACTATCTCGACAAGGATATCACAAAGAAGCAAAAAATTTGATGATTGATTTGGAAAGGCTGAAAAGATAATGACTGTACTTACACGAACTTACTGTGCATTCTGTGAGGTTGTTGCAGATTTATACAACAACTTCAAAACATGCGTTACCCCAACTTTTGACAGGAATACATATAATCAACTTTCAAGTCTAACAGACAGAGAGTTGAATGATATGGGCATTTCTCGTGGTGATATAGGTAATATCGCTCGTGGAATCGACATTCCCAGAGATGGTTGGCGAAGATAAAATAAAAAAAGATTAAATTATTTTTTAAGTCCCTGTTTTTACAGGGATTTTTTTTGGCCTTTTTTAGCGAATTGCCTTGACTTTGTTGTGAAAACAAGTTATAGTATATGTATAGTCAATGAGAGAGGAACTTAATTATGACAGAGAAAACAATTTTTATCAGTGCGAACAACGGTGGACTTGAGATTTACAAGGGTGCTGGAAACTTGATTGCTGGAAACATCAAAACTGCAAAAGGTTTCAAATATGTGATGGATACTCACAATATCGATCCAGACTATGCAACTATGTACTACACAAGTAGCATGGACTTTGCAGACGAAGAAGGGTTTGCAAATTGTGATGATGCAAAGATTCTTGCAGAAGAGGGATTTGCGTTAATGCAAATGACTACTCGTCCAGATGATATAGTTAAAATGAAAGGTCAAATATAATGAAAATTAAAGGTGCAATGACAGTTTTAAATAAACGTGCAAAGTTCTTTGGCAAAACTGTAGAAGAATTAGTTGAGATGTTGGACAATGGATTTGATGATACTATGACAGTATTAGAGGCCTATGAAGTCTACAAGATGGAACAAGGTTTTGTTTGGTCTGGTGTAAATTTCGAGACATGGGTGAAAAGATAATATTGGTGCGACATAAAGTGCCAAAAAAAGTTAATTTAGGCCTTGACATTTGTTATTAAAACATGTATAATATAGGTATAGTTAATAAGAAAGGAAGTTAAAAATGATTGTATTTGATAAAGATAGAGTTGAAGTGGCAGTTTCTGAAGTGGTTGACTTCATTACATATGTAGAATCTTTCTACGGTAATGTTCCCGATGCGGTTTATCCGATTGGTGCGAGTCCCAAAATGATTATTGCTGCAACTAGTAAATACCTTAAATCCCTAAATGACAAAATGACATGGGGTGGTGGAGACAGTCTCGACAGAGAAAGAGTTAGAGACATTTTAATTGAAGATAACAACTTGGAGTGGAAATAATTATGGGATTACATATTAACGTATATAAGAGCAATCTAGGTGATTGTACAAATGGTGGGGTGTCTGCTGGTAATATTGAAGGACTTTGCATTTCGAATGTGAGTGGGCCTTTCAGTCCAGATGATAGGTATCCAGAAGCGAAGTTAGTTGCAAGGAATGTTATGGGCAGAACAATTGTCAATATCGTTCCAGTGAAAGAAATCGAAAAGGGTTCATGGACTATGTTCGGTGGAAACTACGGTGCAACTTCTGACTCAAGGTTCAGTGAGAAAGTTGAAGAGATGATGGGTTCATCATTTTATGGTGCTGTTCCAATTCACGACAGGGTGGAATAAAGTTAAAATAAGCCTTGACATTTGTTTTAAAAACATGTATACTATGCTAGTAATGATGAGAAAGAGGAATTGATTATGGAAAACCAACTTAAAGATTATATCAATGCCCAACGTAAAGAGGCAGAAGAGTTCTCTAAAAAGGACGGTTGTTGGATGGGTTCTATGGTTGAACCAGAAGATACCAAGTATTGGAATGAAAGAGTTCCATCTGGTACTCTTGCAGAGTTCAAAAGAATTCAACTTGAGGAAGATGCTTACTACTGTGTTGCTGATGCATACAGTAAATCATATGCTCGCTCTGTTGACTTTGCATCTATGACAGATGCAGAGTTGGATGCTGAAATCGAAGATGCTTCTAAGATTAATGAAGAAAACTTTATTGCAGAAAAGAAAGCAGAAGAACTTGCAGTTGTAAATTTTAAAACTCTTGTTAAAGAAACTATTGACTTGGGTGCTGGTAATGAAGAAACTGCATTGAGGTGGTTGACTGAAAATGAAGAGTTCTATTCTGGACAAGATGTAGAGTCTTGGGTATGGGACAAAGGAATTCTCTTCTGTGACTATGGTAAAAACCTAGTCAAGAAGTTAGAAAAAATTGTGAATTTTAAATCATGGGAGACTGTATAATGGTTGAAGTATTAGAAGATATTAGTGTCTTAGAATCTTTGTTGATTGCTATGGACGAAGGTGCGTCTGATGAGAAACGTGGAGCATTGAGTGCTGTCGAATCTCTTCTTGCTAAAAAGAAGAAACTGGTTGACGATTTTGAAAAAGAGTACTGTCCTAGTGAATAATATTCTCTTTTGCGAGGGCGATAAATATTTTGGACATTACAATGTATGGGAGCAATAAATGACAGGAATTGAACATTCTTTAATTGCAACTGGACTACTGGCATTATTCTATTATGTTGGTATTCATGTTGGTGGCAAGAAAAAAACTGAAGATATTATTGAAACAGTTTTGGATAAGTTGGAAAGAGATAATTTTATTCAGACTGAATTGAATGAAAAAACTGGGGAAAAAGAATTAATAGCTATTGACAAGACAACGTAAATAGTCTATACTTGTAAATATGAGTGAGAAATGGAATTATGACTTATAAAACTTTAGGTGATGCAATCAATGCCGCAAAGGAAATGTGTGCAGTATTGGATACCTATGTGAAAATTACTAAAGCAAAAGACGGATATGAACTATTCGGAACTGGTGCTGTAGTAGAAACTGTGAAGGAGTAAAAAATGAAGAAGTTAACTTATGGACTTTGTGCCATGGTGGTAATGTCGAGTACGGCATATGCCCACGATGCACAAGTCACAGATGTAAACAAGACTGTAATTAATCAAGTACCCTATCAAGTAGAGGTATGTTCGAATGTTACGTCTGGTGGAGATAAAACTGGTGATACACTTAAAGGTGCATTGTTCGGTGGTATCTTGGGTAAAGTGATTACCAAAAAAGACAACGGTGCGGCCGCAGGGGCAGTACTTGGTGGTATTATCGGACACGATAATTCAGATGCAAGAGCATCTACACGAAGAGTATGTGGGTTTGAAACCAGATACCAAGAAACAACTGATACTGTGTATTCTCATAGTATAGTTACTTTTTGGAGTAATGGTAGACAATACCGAGTACAATTCAATAAGTAGATAAACCAAGGATACTGCCCTTAGCTCAGCTGGATAGAGCAACTGCCTTCTAAGCAGTAGGTCGCAAGTTCGAATCTTGCAGGGCAGGCCAACAATGAGGAATGAATGAAACAATTTAACAAATTTAAAAAAAGACCATTTAAACAAGAAGAACGTCCATCTGGTATGACTGTGATGGTTCGTGACAATGATGTGAACAAGGCAATGAGAATTCTGAAAAAGAAACTCTTGCGTGATGGGTTCTTTCAAGAAATGAGAGACCGTACTTTCTATGAGTCTAAAGGGACTAAGCGTAGAAAAGCAAAAGAACAAGCAACTCGTAGGTTTAAAAGAAACCAAGAGAAATTGAAAATGGAACGTGGTTACTAAGAAGGTTATATAATGAAACGTAATGTGAAAATGGAAAACGATAAGACACTACCTAAAACTCGTAAGCGTAGGAAACCTATGACTGAGGAACAGAAGAAGGCAGCTGGTGAACGTCTTGCATTGGCACGAGAAAAACGTCTTAAAGAAAACCCACCACAATATAAAAGTATCCATCCCTCAGTTTTGGCAAAAGGTGACGATGATGCATGGAGTCACCTCAAAGTTAAGGAATGGATAAAGACACAGAAATCTCTGATGTCATCTGAACGTGCAAATATGCGAGCAAAGATTAAAGGTGCAGATGCAAAATATTATGAACACAGTGGATACATTCGTAATTTAGAAACGTATCTAAGAACTGGTGAATATATTGATATGTTCTGGGGCGAATACGCACAGAACAGATGTAAGAGTGTTTGTTTAGTGATGGCATATCACCCAGATGGCAAACCAAAAAGAAGTATCGGAACATGGTATCCAGACATACAATG